GCTGAAAGCCTTCGATGCAGACGAGAGGACAAAGAACGCTTATTATGGCAACATGACTCAGGCTCAGTATGCCCTACTGATGGAGTATCATTCCCTTCCCGAATCCGAGCAGGCGACTTTTCTCGCAACCCATCCCGAACTTTACACCAACCCTAGAGAAGATTGGCTGGCGAGTCATCCGAAGGAAAATGCACTGTTAGCATTGTGGCTTGACCCAGAAACTCATGGCACTGAGGCTGATGTGCATAGTCTTGAAGCACTCGATGAGATTAACCGCCTAGCGAAGTCCCTAGGTATACCAGACAGTGCAATGTTCGATAGAGAACTTGACGAAATCACAAAGCTAAAACTAAAGAATACTGAATTATTCAATCTATTAGATGCCTACAGCGGACTAGATAACGAATTTAAGGGGCCAGACGGACTTACTGCTAGGGGTAGGGCTATACAAAGTTTATACACTGACAATCCCGACTTTAGGGATGATATTAGGAGAATCGAGGCTCTAGAGGTGGGAACTGAAAAGAATCCCACACCTGAAGACATGGTTGAAGGGTGGGTAGATAGAGGTAAGATAGTTGACGAGTATGGTGCTTCCTCGGCTGAGGCCAAACTCTGGCTGATTGACAACAAAGAGGCTCACCAGTGGGCTTTGGAGAGCGGTTTACTATCAGACACAGGGGAGGACTGGAATGAGCCTATTCTAAGGCTTCAGGTGCAGTATAGAGAGCAATTTGACTTATATGACGCCTACGGTGACAGGATGTCGCTGAACTACATCTCGAATGATACACAGAGGGCGGATGCGAGGCGCAATTTATTGTTTGATAATAAAGGGAAGATAACCGAATTTGGAACTGCCTATTACACAAAGAAAGCTCTTGAGGATAAAATCCCTGAGAATCTAATCCCTACATATGTTGACTGGTTTGGTATAAGGAAGAAAGAGGGTGTGGATTACTCGGCAGGATGGTATGAGGATGATTGGTATTTGATAGAGCATAAAGACTTTTACCAGACCATGTTAAACATGGGCATCTGGACTGAGCAGAGAGATTTTACTAAAGTTCCAACAAAAGAAGTATATAACTTATATAAACAATATCTAGACTTGCCAGCAAAAAGTGATGCTAGAAAACAATTAAGAATCCAATACCCCATATTAGATGCATGGCTTGTTTTTACAAAGGATTACGCATACGCCAGCGATGCAGCCAAGTTAATTAAGTTCGAGGAGTTTCTAGCTTATTTACAATGAAATTCACACCCTCGCCGACAAAGATAGTACGTGTCATTAACAAGGAGGGGAACGTGAAGCTCGTGCCGATGAATAGAGCACAAAGGCGGAGATTGAAGATTAAATAAGGGTCGAAGGGAAAGCCATCGCCTTAAAAGGATGGCAACGAGCCTCAGAAAATCTTTTACATTCTGAGGCTTTTTAATTTAGGAGGTAAACATGAACGAAACCAAAAAGACCAAACAGGACATCTCTCAGGATGAGACATCTTCTGCTGGCGAAATTGGGATTACTTCAGAACCGAAAGCCAAGACTTACACAGAGTCAGAGATTCAAAAGGCGGTAAGCGATGCTCTTGCCAAAGCTGGCAGGGATGCCAAATCCCTAGAAGCCAAAGCAGCTCAACTAAAAGCTGACCAGGAAGCTATTGAGGCTCAAAAGTCACAGATAGCGGAAATACAGAGGCAGATAGACGAAGCTGAACTAGAGGCAGCGAGAGGCGATCCTGTCAGGCTCAGGGAAATCCAGGCTAAGAAATCCGTCAAGACCCAATTAGCCGAAATTGAAAAACAAAAAGCTGAGCTTAGAAAGCAACAAGCAGAGATTGACCGCTCAAAGGCTGAGCATGAGTCAGAGGTTCGGGCAGTCAGGGAAACCAATAAGGAAATTACCATCTGGCAGATTGCTACTGCTAAGGGCGTTGATCCCATGAGGCTAAAAACCCTCAGCGAGAAATTCAATATCGAAGAGAAGGAAAAGCTGGAGGAATTGGCAGGGGAGATTGCCTCTGGGAAGCCACAGGATGAAAGTCCTAAAAAGAAAATAACTCCTGATTCTCTTGTAACTTCTGGCAATAGGCAATCTCAGGAAGGGAAAACTGCAAGGCAAATCTATGCAGAAAGCTTCCGAGACAGAAAATAGAATTTAGGAGGAAAACTAAATGATTACTGGATATTTTGCCAGCACCGCCGAAATGGTGAAGCTGACGCAATCCAAGCTGCTACCAGGCATCGTCCAGGAGATATACGAGGTCGGGCAGCTTATTCCCCAACTTCCAATTACTACTATTGACTCCTACACCCTGAAGTGGAACAGGGAGGGCGAACTTCCTGTTGTTACTGCAAAGTCGAAGGGTGAGCAGTATGGTTGGAAGGAAGTAGCAACCTATTCCCAACCTACTTTAGCACTGAAGGAGTATGGCGACCAGTGGGCGTTAGCGAAAGGGGCACAGGAAACCTATAAAGACCCCAACGATTACCGGGCAGCCATACAATCCCAAATCATAAAAGGGGCTCTACGAACCATCGAAGACCAGCTTATATATGGCGATGCGACCACGTATCCCAAGCAGTTTGATGGTTTGGACAAGCTATGCCCTGCCACTGGCGGGCACACTTTCGCTGCTGGCTATCAGGACTATGACATGGGTGGCGGAACTATCGGCTTATCAATCAAAGCTCTACTCGGGCTTATTCATGCCTGTAAACCCCGTCCCGACATTCTCTTGATGCCTCAAGAGATAGTTGACCAGTTATTCATTCACGCAATGGGCAAGGCTGGAGCTATCGTAATGGCTCGTAGTCCCAGCGAGTTTGGAACGATGATTCCAAGCGTCAATGGTGTCCCTATTATCCCTTCCGATTACCTTGCGGATGAGAATGACAACACTGGTGGCAAGCTGGGCTCTGGGAACCTGGTTAGCATTTACGCTATCAGGAAAGGTTCAGTCGAAGATGGCGGGGTTAGCCTCGCTGTTGGTGGCTCAACTGGTGGGCAGGACTTCTTCGAGGTTGACTTCTTCGAGAAACTCGAAGGATACAACATGGAAGGGATACGGGCTTACTGCTATGTAGCCCTGGCAATGGGCAGCCCCAAGTCTGTGGCAAGGGTTCACAGCATCAACAAGACCATAGCCATAGATGCAACCAGCTAATAGACTTTTGGGGGATTGGTCTTAAACTAACCCCCCAATAAATTAAGGAGGACAAAAATGCCAGACAAATATGATCAGCAATCAGATGTCCGCAAGGGCACGTTAAAACTCTCTGTGAGTAATGCCAATGCTGCCGGCAATGCTGCTACGCTTGAAAACCCTGAAGATGACGTAATACTTATTGACAGGGTTGTAGCGGAAATTCAAACGGCGGCAGAGGCAGCCTCGCTTCTCTTAGTTGGAATTGGCGATAACGCCAACGACAATGTTGAGAATGCTGCGGGGATGCTTCTCAATGTCAATGCTTTGAATATTGGCACTACTGTGGCTGGCCCTGCTGCCGGCGTTAATTGTAATTGCCGATTGGCAAAGAAAGGTGCCAGTGCAAACGCCTTCATACTGGTTGGGGTAGATGTCCCGGCCAATGCTGACAGTCTCGTAGCCGATGTCTATGTGGACTACATAATTCCGTAAACAGGAGGCTGCTATGCTCGATTTCATACTTTATACGTGCTCTTATGGCATGGTGACAGACCAGACAGTCATGTCTGTGGAGAAACTACATCACACAGATTACAGGTTTGAGTGGTGGTTCCAGACAGGGGACGCACTTATTAGTCGGAGTCGTAGCATAGCAGCCTACCAGTTCTTAAAGAAAAACCAGGCGCCTTATCTGATATTCCTTGACGGAGATATTATATTCACCCCACAGGACATTGAGAAGTTACTAGATGCCCTTAACGAAGGTAAGGATGCAGTAGGCGGTTTATACCCGGTAAGAGGGGGAACTTTCCTGGCACAAAGGGGGTGGAATGGCCAATTCCACATCTCAGGGGATTTAGAGGAGGTGCAATTCGTTTCGACTGGCTTTCTAGGCATAAGTCGCAAGATTCTTGAAGCGATTACTAAGGATATGCCACTTTTGAATAAGGGGAACTGGTCGGAATGTTACCCAGTCTTTGAGGATGGAAGGTTTGAAAACATATTTATCTCGGAGGACTGGGATTTCTGTAACAAGGTAAGGGAAGCAGGGTCAAAGGTTTACGCCCATACAGGGATTCAGCTAAAACACCTGAAGGAAAGAATATACACGACTCAGGAGGCGATTGAGAGAATGACATGGAAGCCTGCCAAGAACAATATATTAGAGGACTTAGCCACATATCTCAGTAAACCTGTCGCTGACTTTATTCCTCAAGCTAAGGCTACCGAGCAATTAGGCGAAAGGTGGAAGGCTTGGAAGGGAACAACCGAAGAGTTCTATCAAGACCCCGAGAATGGACTGCTTTATCTCTATGACCTAGCTTGGTTCAATTCGGCTGAGTTCTACAAGGAGCAGAGGATGGCTGGCATTAAGAACGCCGAACATCTGCATATTCTTGATGTTGGATGTGGCATAGGGACCGCGCTGCTTGAACTGTGCTGGAGGAATAAGAACCTGGTCGGCTATGACCTGAGCGAGACAATATTAGACTTCGCAAGGTTCAGAGCTAATAAGCTGGGAGCAAATAATGTCAAGTTCACCAGCGAATTTCCCAACTTAGAGAAGTTCGACCTCATTATCGCCATAGATACCTTAGAGCATATCGAGGACTTGAGGCTCTTTCTTCTAAAGCTAGGACAGGGCATGAAGGAGGGTGCGAGGTTCTATCATTTTGACTGTTTTTGGGAACATGACATCAGCCCGATGCACTTCGACCACAGTGAACATATCAATGAGTGGTTGAAAGAGGCGGGACTGGTGATATTCGACAAACGATGGTGCATTAAAGGAGGTTAATATGCCAGCCACTACAGAGAATCAAAGGCAACTTTTCTGCATTGCTCTGAGCATAAAGCGTGGGGAAACCCCAGCTTCATATAGTGCTGAGGCTGCGAAGATGGCTGAGACAATGAGCGAGGAGCAATTAAAGGACTATTGCGAAAAGCCAATCAAGAAGTAGGTGAACTATGACGACATTGAAGACATTTTCGGCAATAAGGGAGACGGCCCGGCAATTACTTCGTGACGAGTTTCAGGAAGATGTGGAATACGAGTTTGCCGATGACGAGCTCGACATTCATATCAACGAGGTTCTAATTGAAATCTCTCAACGGTGTCCTCGTGAGGTCAAAGAGACAGTGGAATCCGACGGCACCAAAGAGGTGGATATAAGCGAGATTGAAGGTTTGATTGGGGAAAGAATAGTTAAAGTCGAATATCCCACAGGAAACGACCCTCTTAGTTTTGAAAAGTTTAGTATCTTCGGAGACACGCTAAGAATTGAAGATACCACGCCTACTTCCGGGGAAGACATCTATTTATATTGCCACAAGGTTCACGCATTGACTGAATCTGCATCTACACTGAACATAGAGATGGATAAAGTCTTGATAGAGGGCGTTGTGGCAAAAGCGGCAATGGCTTTTCTAAACAAGTTTAGAAACCAGATAACCCCAGCATCCTTCAGGTTGTATCAAAGCTGGGCAAACAACCAATTTATAATCTATCAAACAAATTTGAATCAAATAACCAGGCAAAAGGCTTGGAAGTTTTAAGGAGGTAACCATGAATCCATTTAGGAAACTACAATACTTATTCGGAACAGAGGGGAGGCTGAGTGCTCGTGCTGAATTGACTCTTCGGCATCTTATCCCTGACCCGAACGGAAATATACTCAGCCAGGACGGAGTTCTGTGTCGGGAGATTAAAAGGGACAGAAGGAGAGCGACAAGGTGTGTAACCGATGCCTATGTCGCGCTGTTAGTGGACGAACTACAGTCCTCACAGGCTGCGCACTCCACCTTTAAGTATCACGGCTCAGGGACGGGGACTGGTGATGAGGCTGCTGCCGATACCACGCTCGGCACGGAAGTAGAGACCCGGGACACTGGAACCCAGGCGGAAGGCGCTACAGCTAACATCTACAAGTCAGTGGCTACGCACACTTACGGAAGCTCTCTGGCTATCACCGAACACGGACTGTTCAACGCTGCTGAAGCGGGAACCCTGATGGACAGGAGCAAGTTTGCTGCCGTCAACGTGACAAATGGTGAAAAGATAGAGTTCACATACCAATTAACCGTAACGGCGGGCGGATAATACCATTGATAACATACTCTACATACAAAGTAGGGGGCTAACCGCCCCCTATAGGAGGATATGGCACAGACTTTTTATACGGTAACGCCTGTTGATGTAACGCCTGGGGTAAAAGATAGTTGGACAGATGTGAATGTCGACGCATATGCGCCATCCGGTGCCACCGGTGTAATTCTGCACATTACCAACACTGGCTATACCAGCTATGCTTTAGGGCTCAGAAAGAACGGCAGCACGGACAACAGAAAGCATCCAATGTCCGATACAACGCACTGCTGGGCCATGATGGGGATAGACGCCAATAGAATCTTTGAGGCCTATGTAGGGACTAGCATCACTCTCTACCTTGTGGGATACACCACCGCAGGCGTGACCTTTTTCACAAATGCCTATAACAAGAACCCCGCAAGTGCTGGCTCCTGGCAAGACGTGAACTGCTCTGCGCAATGCCCTAATGCCGTTGGCCTGATATTTGAAGTCGTCTCCCTCTATCAGTATCAATTCGGTTTCAGGAAGAATGGCAGCACGGATGACCGGAAAGTCCAAGTCTACTCGGGCCATGACTGTTTCACGGTGGTGATCGGCTGTGATGCCAGCCAGATATGTGAAATCTACTTTCAGTCTCTTAACTATCAAGGAGCTCGGCTCGTGGGCTATATCACTGATGGGGCTGAGTTCCACACAAACGCAGTTGATGTTAGTCTTGGGGCGACAGGTAGCTGGATTGACTTAGCATCCTTGCCAGAGTCGAGCGTAATGGGCATCTATGAAAATATAGGTGCCAACTACTTCGGGTTAAGAGAAAATGGTAGCTCTGAGAATATCTTTGTGGAAGGTGTCCACACTTGGGGAATTGTCGCATGTGCCGATGGGATTGTAGAAGGTAAGATAGGGGATATAAATAGGACTACATTTGAGATTGGGTATGCGACCATAGAAGCAGGGGAAGCAATCCCCCAAGCTGTAAATGGCACATTGACGTTTGCAGGCTCTCTTTCCACAGCACGGATAAGAATAGTATCGCAGGGGGGGGCTATCACTCCCGCCGGCGCGCTCTCAAGGTCTATGTCAAAGAATGTGGCAGGGCTGATAATGCCTGTCGGGATTACTAAGCGGCAAACGTTTAAGTCTTTGGCAGGGGAGATGACCCCTGCTGGCAGTTTGACCAAGATGACACGGAAGATAGTTTCAGGGGTGTTGACTCTCTCGGGAACTCTGACTAAATTGACAGGGAAGGTGCTGGACGGAGCACTCGACCTTGCTGGAAATGTCCTGAAGTCCACTTCTAAGGCTCTTGGCGGGGCATTAAGTCCTTCAGGGGGATTAACCCCTTCCAAGATATTTATTCAGGCGGTAGGAGGCGGACTTACCTTCGCGGGGGCAGTGGCAACATCTATTGTGTCAATAACGGCTCAGGCGGTAGGGGGAGCTCTCACTTTCGCGGGAAGCGTGAGTACAGTTATCATCCATGTAGTAGATATAAGCGCTGGACTGTCATTTGTTGGAGACCTTGTTAAACAGACGAGTAAGAATCTGATAGGTTCGATTACACCATCGGGGGTGTTAACTGCAGGAAGTACCGTATATCTCGCAATCGGGGGTACTCTTACTCTGGCAGGGGAGGTACTGAAAAGCACAACCAGAACTCTGGGGGGACTGATAAAACCTGTTGGCATGGTAAGTAAATACACGAGGAAACTTATAGGTGGAACGCTCACTTTAAGCGGAGTGCTCAAAAAGACCGTCTCCAAGATTCTGAGCGGTATTTTATCGCTTGCGGGGAATCTACCTAGTTCTGGGCGAGACCTTACTATGAGATTGTTTACCCGACCTTATCGTAATGTGTCCACTAAATCAAAGCCGTACAGAGACATGACCTCAGAGGCAAAGGAGGATTGATGGCAGGAATAACGCATAGTAAAGTAAGTGCAATAGAAGATGGGGATGACGAGGACTTAATTAGACCCGTTGATTGGAACGCTGCCCATGTGATAGCTTCTGGGACTTCCTTTCCTACAGACCCTGCGCCAGCCGAAAAGGACTTGTTCTACCGAACTGATGAGCACAAATTCTATATCTACAATGGCTCAGCATGGGTAGAGTTAACGATTACAGGGCATAAGGACTTAACTACAGGCGTGCATGGGGTAGGGGCTGGAACTGTTGGCATTATGAATGCAGATAAGACTATTCAGGATGCCGATGGTGACACCAAGATTCAGGTAGAAGAGTCTGCCGACGAAGATATAATTAGAATGGATGTGGCGGGAACTGAGGCTTTCAAGTTAAGTAACATAGGCATTCAGATACTAGCGAAACAATCAACCTCTAAGGCTTATTTAGATGGCGACCTTGCGGGAATTGTAGCATCTACGGTAACAAAGGTTCCCCTTAATGCCGAAGCTCATGATATACAAAACGAGTTTAACACAAGAAAAGTAACAGGTACGGCTGATGCTACTGAGAGCAACAAGCTACATGATGCAGATGGAGGGTTTGAGGCTGCCGATGTTGGGGCTACAGTTCGGAATACTACAGACAATACGGCTACTACCGTTTCAGGCTTTGTGGACAGTGGGGAACTAGACTTGACCGATAATATTATGGCAAATGGAGAGAACTATATTTTATTTCATGCCAGATGGACGGCTACAGAAGATGGTAAATATCTGGCAATCGGCAGCATAGGGTATATGGCTACTAATATGACTGACCAGAAATCACATCAGGCTCGGATTGACAAGAATGGTACTAATGCTAGTGCGATGGTTCTCCCTGCAAGTGGGGCAAGTCAATTTAACCCCATCGCTATGGAAGTAATTGATATGGCAGCAAATGATTATTTGGAACTGTCTGCTTGGCACAATGGAACATCTGGAAACATGAGTCTTAGGGGATTAGTGGGACAAACCTACCTTACCGTTATGAAAGTAGCATAAGGAGAGATTATGAAAACATTTAATATAGAAATTGATGATGAAGTCCAGAAGGCAATGGCGTGGGATATACTTGATTTAGATGTCTGGGTTAATAATGCTATCTTCAACAAGGCGAGACAATGTGCTGATGAGATTTGCCGATTAGCTCTAGAGGATAAAACACATACTATTTTATGCCTAGCGGATAAGCAATTACTCAGAGATTATCTTAACAATCAAGGTATCGTTCTAACTTCTATTAAACAACTTCCCGACAATATCAAGAAGGAAATCGTTAAGAGGGCAAACATTCAATCGGCTGCGGAAAGAGAAGCCGAAAATGCTGAGATATAGTAACGGCGAAAATCTACAAGAGCTGGTGATAAATGGCAGGAGCTTTTCAAACTAACTTCGTTCAAACAAATGCCTTTCAGGTCTCTGAGGCAATACAAAAAGCAGTCGGCGGGGCACTCAGTTTCGCAGGCTCGGTTCTCAAGAACATATCAAAGAATACCAGCGGAGTCTTGACGCTATCAGGCCTGGCTCAAAAGACAACCTCGAAGATTACCAGCGGGGCATTATCGTTTAGTGGCACAGTGATTAAATCTACTTTGAAGTCGCTGAGCGGAGGTCTGACATCTGCGGGAAGCCTGATTAAGACAACCTCAAAGGCTATGAGCGGAACTATGACTTTCGCAGGAAGTGTCATTAAGAAGGTCTCAAAGATTCTAAGCGGAGGGCTTACGCCAGCGGGGGCTTTAGTAACACGCTTAATCCAATCGGGCAGAAGATTGCTAATGAGGCTTTTTAATCGGACTCAATTCAAGATGTCCACAGAGACAAAACCTTACAGAAACATATCCGTAGAGACACGGGAGGTAAAATTATGAGTGTAAACGTATTCCAGGCTGGGGAGACAATAGGAATCTGGTGTTATATCAAAGACTGGGAGGGGACTTATACCACCCCTGATAACGGTGTAAAGGTTACGCTCACTGACCCAGGGGGAACAGTGCAGGTAGATGGTTTGGCTATGACCGCAGTTGACAGTGGGAAACTCGTCTATTACTACAACTCCCAATCTGATGATGTGAAAGGATATTGGTACTACTCATGCAAGAGTCAAGATGGGACGGGTGATAACGCTAAATATGTGATAACCGAGGGAAGTTTCGAACTTAAATGAGAACTATATCAGATACCTTACTTGCAGCTCAGAAGTCTGCCAGTATGAATCCCCTCTATAAAATCGTCCTGACGAAAGGAGCGACCACCTACACATACGATAAGGCAAGGATACTTCCGTCTGCACATGACGAAGAGACATATTCCCACAAGGCTACGATTGTCCTCAGCAACCACGACGGCGCACTGGACGACATAGCCCTCAAAGGCTTCAAGGGCGTGATCTCATATGGAGCAATCTCAAGTGCTGGCGAGGAGTATTCTGCCTGTGCTCCGATGTGGGTCATAGACCAGCAGTTTGATTCGGACCCGAACAAATTAACATGCACGTTAACACTAGTCGGTGCCTTTGACTTGATGGCCGACGACCAAGCCTGCCAGAGCTATATCCCAGAGGACGATGACACTATCATTGTTAAGGATTTGATAGATGATATTCTCGATACCACACTGGATGCCTACGGACACTGTAAGGCTTTTGATGTAGTATGGGATACCGGTTACGATGAACTGGCTGATACCTACAAGCCGAAGGGGGGATTCAGTGTTTATGTTGGTGGAAACAGACTGGCTGCGGTAAGGCGATTACTGGACTATACTTCAAACATAGCTCGGTGGGAATCCGATGGTAAAATTCATATATTAAAGCCAGTTACCAGCGGGGAGACCTATGATTATGAATACTCGCTTGATAAACCTGACCACAAGTTCTTCTCCAAAGCCTACAAGAACACGTTAGTCATTCCCAACAGAGTCTATGTCATATCCTATGAGGATGACGATCCTCAATATCTGGGCGTGGCCTCGACTGACGATTATGCCTCCCTGCCTGCTGAGGTCAGGAAAATTCATTACATTCAGGCCAAGCTGGAAAGCAATGATGAGGCTGACGATATAGCCGAGGCATTGATTGCCAAAGCTGAGATGTGGAGCAAGAGGGGTTCTGCCGAAGTGCCTCTCAATGTTGGTGCTGAGGTGTTTGACTATGTGAAAGTAACTGATTCCAGGCAAGGCGATACAAGGACTGGCAATTTAGGCTATGTCCACCGAAGATTTGGGATAGACAAGTGGACGATGACCTTCGGGTTTGGAAACTGGCTAGAGGTTCTCAGATACCGGGAACTGCTCAACAAATTAGAGACTTATACCGATTCAGGCAATTACTTCCCGCGCTTGCAGGTTGGGAGCTTATATGCTTATTTAGACGAGATAAAAGATGGGCCAGAACTGTATATTCGGCAGAATTATTTACATCTGGACGCTACTGGGGTTTATGTATCGGAGAACACTCTTTACGCTATTAGAGTGCCTGGCGAAGCCGAGCATAACCTGTGGAAGCAGGACTCAGCACCGACAAATAAAGAAACTGGCGACTTCTGGCTTGACACAAATTACACACCTAACAAGGTGATGATATGGGATGGGGACTCTTGGGAAGAGGCAACCTCTGAGCAACTAGAGGAGTTCGGCAGAGCTACGATTCTCAGGAGGTTAAAGTCCGCAGCATTAACCGCCGATGGGCTTGTGGTTCTGGACGAAGTTCAAGAGGGGACTTATGGGCTGGTGAAATATACTGATATTTCGGCTGGGCATATTATACTCTCGACCTGTAGTGGAGACCTTGACGACATTGCCGATGGTAACACATATGGCAGGCTACGCCTGACAGACTTGTCCAGTGGGCACATCAAACTAACCGATAATGTACTTGTAGATGGCAAATGGTACAACGAGTCTGGAGTAGTTCTGGATGCCAGCAGTGGGATAGCACTCTACGGCGGGCAGGGGATCAACGCTTTCAGGACGTTTGCCACAGAAGCAGACTACCTAGCAGGCACGCCCGTTCAGGTCTACATCGGGACTGACGGCAAGCTATACGCTGGCGCTGGGAAGGTAGCCATTGATTCTGCTGGTGTTACCATAGAAGGGGAAGCTGCTTCATGGGGACTGCTTAAGTTCAAGTATTCGGGTGGCGATGTTGGCTTCATAACAGCTTGGCATAGTGTAATACAACCAAGTTTGTATGGTCTTATTCTTGCATCAGAATCTGGCAAGTGTCTTTACCTTGGCCCGGGAGACCATCAGGTTCTCCCCTTCTCAGCACTGGAGAAGCTAGGGAGCACCGTACAACCTTTTTATGGTGGCTACTTCAAGTCCAGGCTCAAAATCCCGGTAGGGACGGATATGTATGATTAAGGGGGAAAATGTCAATAAATGCTCCTATTGAAACACCCTATGGTAATTGGGAATCTGGCTGGAAGGATACCTGGGATGAAGCCCATGACCTTATATCAGCTAACTATAGTGCCGGAGCCAGCCCAAATGCTACTCAAACCTACAGTGGTGGCTTGTTCCTAATAAAAAGAGGAGTCTTCACAGTTGATTTAAGCGATGTCCCGCCAGGAACAAATATCGAGAGAGCAAAACTATATCTCGAATACGCTAGTGGGAAGAATGAGACTGCCAGCGCTATCCAAGCTGTCATTGTAGACGGAACAGGTGTTCCTCTCAATGATGGTGGTTATGATGATATGATGCTGAAGACTACTTGGTATGGTTCTCTAGCTATTCCAGCCTATGCAAACTATCTTGGACAGGTGAGGAATATACCCTTCAATGCAGTAGGGAGAGCAGCATTGGAGGCAGCTATTGGAGGAACGCTTCAACTGGGTTTGAGGATGAGTGAGGATATATCAGATACACAACCGGACCCGGGGCAGCAATACTTCAACTGGAATACTTCTTATGATATGTATGTTCGTATAAACTGGCTACCTGGATATGTTTGGGTCGAGGGAACTAAGATAGCCTACATAGACAACAATGGAAACAAAAGGACAAAAGAAGGGACTACCACTGGCACTACAGGGAAAATAGCAGGGCATCACAGCGTAGAGGGGGATTATCTGCACTACATAGACAGCAGCGGAGCTGAGCGCAGGATACTAGGCTCAACCACTGGACTTACTGGAAAGCAACCTAGCCAAATTTCAATCAACACCAAATCACCCATGCTCGGAACGCATTACTGCTACATAGATTCATCTGGTGCAGAGCGATGCTTTGAAGGAACGGCATCATAGGAGGTATATGGACATAGTAAAAGAGCTGAAAGAGGCAAAGCAAAGACGCCAGCAAATCGTTGACGAAATAAACCAGCTTGACCAGCGGAGGCAGGGCTTGTTACAAGAGGCTCTACGGACAGATGGCGAGGTGAGGATGCTGGAGAGGTTGAGTAGAAATGGACAACCCAAAACTAATTGACAAATACGATGAGCAGCTCCGTCAAATCATGCTGGACATGAGGCATGACGGAATCAGGCACGAAGTAATACATGATGTCTTTGAAACCTGCACTAAAGACCTGGAAACTATGGCAAAGGCTGAGGGGGAATTAAGCCCAGCACACACTGAGAGGCTCAAGAATGGGCATGAAACATAGTCGCCTGTCTCTTTATATTCGCAAGAGATTTTAACCCCACTTTTTGTGGGGCGATTTCTTTATTTTATGAGCCTGTCCACCGGGCTGAAGCGGGCATGGGCTTTTAATGCTCTTCTTTCTTGATGGGCTTTGACATAATTCTCTACCATTTTAAGGGATGAATGACCTAGCAGATATTTCAAGTCGAGGGGGTCACCACCGGCATCAAGAAAGTTATTGGCAAAGGTGTGTCTGAACGTATGAGGGCCGAGCTTCTTCCCTTCTATGCCTGCCCTCTTTGAGATTCGCCTAATAATCTGCTTTAAGCCCGATTCTGTTAATGGTCTTCTCTCCTCACTTAGCCAGAGTATATCATTAGGATTCCCCCGAATTTTAAGATACTGCCAGATGGCTTTTAATGTTTTGGCACTTACCTGCAAAGTCCTCTTTTTGTTACCTTTGCCTAACACGATTATATGCCGTCCGTCTATTTCTATATCACTGAGTTTAATGCCTAGTAATTCTCCCAGCCTCATGCCGGTATCGTATAGTGTGAGAATAATGGCTTTATCGCGGCAGCCGTTATTATCGTTGCAGGCCTTAATCATAGCAAGGACATCCTCATCTGTGAATACTGGCATAGATTTAATAGGCAGCTTTGGAGCACTGATAGTCAATGGAGTTTTCACCAAATAGTTCTGCTTGATAGACCAATTAAGGAAAGCCCTGAGTGATCTATATTTAGCATGATAGGCATAAATATATTGCTGGTCTTGGATGCTGAAATATTGCTTCATATCCTGGGGGGTAATATTCAGTAACTTGGTATCAGTACCAATGAATTTGACAAATGGTTCTAGCCTCTCACGATAAAAAACAATCGTTCGCTTCGACTTATTTTCTATCTTCAAGTCTAACAGAAATTCTGTTAAGGCTTCAGCTATAGTCTTGGTAATCAGAGACTCTAAAACCATCTCTTTAACGATTAAATGCAGGAAATCAGAGACTTTATAGGCTTCCTTATCATTAAAGTTTGTATTCATTTTGAGCCGTGGGAGACTCGAACTCCCGACACCCTGATTAAAAGTCCG